GCATGTCTTTGCGTGAGAATGAAAAGCAAGAGTTGGTAGAGCATATCAATGATTGTATAAGTCAGGCTTTGGAAGAGGTCAAGATGGATGAGAACGTAAAACAGCAGTTCCTTTTACGTTACATAGAAAAACTTAGGAACGCAAGTAATTACATATGAAAGAGTGGTTTAAGAATATTGAGAGTATGAAGAAGCTAGTAATTAAACATCTTAAGAATTACATGCACGCTAGAGATAGTGACATGGAGTTGTATTACATGGTATTAAGAGATTATTATCGTGCGATACCTAAAGATAAGAAGCGAAGCATGCAAGAGGAGCAATTTTTGTCGGACTTGTATTTGTTGTTGAAGGTTGCACCAGACAAGAGCAGCATTAGTAGAGTACGTAGAAAAATACAGAACGATGATGGTATGTTTCAAAGTACAGAAGATGTAAAGATAATGCGTAAAGTGTTAGAAGAGCAATTTAGAGACTGGGCATTGTCATGAAGTGGCGTTTCGAATGCTATCAGTGCGGCGAGAGATGGGAAGAGGAGCATAGGTTGTTAGATGCGGAGCATTTTATTTACAGCAAGAAGAAGGAAGGTAGGCCAATGAAGGATTGTTACAGGTGCAAGATGGATATGGTTTACACACCTATTATGGGAGACTTGGTGGGTAATCGTGGCTAGAAGAAATTACATGCGAGAGCGAGACCAGATAATACACAAGTACAAAGGTGAGACGCAGTGGACATTGTGTGGCAGGTATGCAGATACTTTAGAGGGTTTGATGAAGGTTATAGCGTCAGATAAGGCTCATGAGGTAAATTGTAAGCGTTGTGTGCGCATTATGGAGTCGTTTTATGAATAGATACGCAGTTCAGGAGAAGCGTAACAAGGTTTCTAGGTTGTTAAGGACTAGTAATCGCAATAGGAATGCAATGCGTTGGAGTAAGAACGAGACTGAGGAGCATATTAACATGAAATTTGCGATTTGCAAACAGTTAAAGGAGTGGGGACACGAGTTTTACACGGAAGCTGTGTTTGAACCAAGTGGTTTGAGGGCGGATGTGATAGATGCTGACGCTGGTATTGTGTATGAGGTCGTAAATACGGAAGGAAGCGACTCTATTATGAAGAAACAGCACATGTATCCGTTAGAAATACGTGTTGTTAATGCTAATCAGAAGTTTTCTAAGGAGTTATTGCTATGAATTACAACTTTGACGAGGATTTAAAGGATGGAAAGAAGGGTGAACAGGTGATTAGGTTTTTTGTCGAATCGACATTAGGACAAAGATACATTAAGGACAACGATACTAGCGCATATGACCTACTTTTTGAGGATGAGAACATAGATTTGATTACTTACGAGGTCAAGACAGACCTTTGGGAGAAGGATTGGGACCGAGGAGGGTCAGGAAACATGGCAATAGAGTACAAATGCCGTGGTAAATCGAGTGGCATTAGTGTTACGAAGGCAAAATACTTTGTATATTATTTGGTAAACGTGTCAGACAAGCAGATTTGGTTGATTGAGACAGAAAAGTTACAAGAATTGTTGTTACGAGAGAAGTTTCCTAGTAAAACGGTTGGAGAAACGCATTATGATAGTGATGATAAGGTTGCAAAGTGTTATATGATACCTAGATTTGAGTACAAAGACGAGTTTGACATCTATTCTTTTGATGGTGAGCGTTGGTTGAGGGAATTAGCCTAATGATTCGCATAATTAAGGATGGCAAAGTTATAAAAGAGACACAAGATATGCAAACTTTAGTTCAGTTCATAGATTACTATGATTCTGAGCCAAAAAGAGTGGAATTTAGCCTAAATCATGACGAAATCGAAGAAAGGAATCGACGACAAACTGCTGAACTTAGCGATTAGCGGTGCGTTAGACACATTAAAAAGCACACCACTTACTTTAGAGTCGTTTATTGACGATGTATTGCGTCATTACATGGAGCATGAGCCAGGAGAATATGTCCCATTAGGTCAGATGCATGCAGAGTGGGCCGATGCTTTTGAAGATGGCACGCATACTGCGATAATTTGCGCACGTGGTCACTTGAAAACGTCATGGGGCTTGTCAGCGCTTGCGTATCAGATGGCAATGCAGCCAAATTACCGTGCTCTATATCTTTCTGCGACCTTAGAGCAGGCTTGGGACAAGTTGGAGCAGTTTGAGGAAATATGCAGGCGGTCTTGGCGGCTTAATTCGTTTATGAAAGCTCAGGATGAGGACAGTAAAGTTACATGGAGAAAGGGTGCTAAGTATTTTAACAATGGAAGTAGGGTTCATGGTGCAAGTATTGGCAAGGCACTGGAAGGTCCGCACGTTCACATGATTATTTTGGATGATATTTTGCAAGAGTTTCCTAATATTACAGAAGAGAGTTGTAATGCCGATGAGATTGCCTAATGCTAAGATGTTGTTAGTCGGAACTCAGAAGAGAGTTGGCGATGCTACAGATTGGGTAATGCAGAATAAAGAATGGAAAAGTATTCGACATCCAGCATTGATAGAAGATGGCACTCCACGTTGGCCTGAGTATTGGGACCAAGATAGGTTAGACAAGGAGCGAGAGACTATGGGAAGTAGGGCTTTTGAGTCTGAGTATATGTTAAATCCATTGGACCCAGAGAGTGCAGTTATACCTTACGAGGTTTTGAAACCTTGTTTGAAAGAGGGTATGAGCATGGGCTTGCCTGAGTCGGGTGATGATTGGTTTGTGACTATGGGTGTTGACTTGGCTGTAGGTATGGACAGTCAGAATGACGAGTCTGCGTATGTAGTCATGGCTTACAATCGAGTTACACAGGAGCGAAAAGTATTGTATTGTTGGTCTGGTAAGATAAGGGCTAAAGGTGCAGGATGGTTAGAGGCGCAGGTTGTGACGATGAAGAGTTTGGCAGACAAGTACAAGCCTGACAAGATAATGGTCGAGTCTAACGGTTATCAGAGATTAGTTGTTCATACGGCAAGGGAGTTAGACGGTATGCCAGTCGAGGGACACAACACAGGAAGAGAAAAACATAAGCATGATGTTGGAGTTCCTAGAATTGCTTTGGCTATGGAGCAGGGCAAGTATTTCATACCTTGGAATAAGGAAGCAAGAGAGAGTTCCAAACCAGGTATGAGAAAATTAGTAGATGGTTTAAGTAGATTGGTTTATGGTAAACATGGTAGGCTAGAGGGACATACGCCCGATGCAGTTATGGCGCTATGGATGTGTGAGTTATGTGTACATGTTTTGGAAAAGAAACGCTTAGTTTTTACACGATGGGATTACATTTAGAAAAGGACATATCTCCTATACAGAAAGACATATATACTAATGAATTACACTGGGATTCCAGATGACAAGTTCACCCAGCAACGGAACACGTATGGAATTGTGGGGAATATCTGTTGAGACAAAGCAAAATTTAAAGACATTGGCTAAGGTAAAAGAGACACCAGTGTCTAAGATGTTAGAGCCTGTTATCGAAGATTATATACACAGGCATCGTCATGTCCTTGAGTCGAGGAGACTATAATGGGAATATTTGACCGATTCAGAAGCAAGCCAGTTAGAAAGGCCACTGGCATAGATGCGTTCTTACAGGATGCAACAATGGAGATTTCTAAAGATGCTAGAACTCCAGTATATTCAGGAGTAAGTACAGACACGGCATATAGGCAGTCTATACTTCCACAGGTTGACCAATTTTATTTGGAGCAACTTGCTGACAGGTATTCTCATCTTAGGACTGTAATCACTCGTATAGCTTCGCAGTCTGTCGCCAAAGGGTGGGAGTACCACGCTATTGGCAAAGGCGACCCAGAGCAGCGTAGAATGGTAGAGCGATTGTTACGTAATCCTACAAATGGTAGCAGTGACATGACTGGCTCAGAGTTGTTTAAGGCAATGATAAGACAGTTAGAAGTTTTTGACGATTGCTGGGTAAGTATTGTGTATGACAGAGTTGCAGATGGTGAAGGTAAAGTTACAAACAAAGTAGTCAAAGAGCTTTGGGTAGAAGATGCAAAGCACATGCGATTTCATGTAGATGAGTACGGTAGATTTATTGAAGAAGAAAAATTTGACCCTGTAACTAGAGAATTTATGCAAGGTGATGTAAATCCAAAGACAGGTGTAGAGTTAGAATTTATGGCTTACTATTACGAATATGATGATGGTAAGATACCTTTTGCACGTGATGAGATTATACATTTTAACAAGTACAGTGCGAATGCTCGGTTGTATGGGCAGTCGCCGATTATAGGTCTTTCTAAAAAAATCGAAACAGCATTGGCCATAGAGTCATTTCAAAACAAAATCTATAGATTAGAAAGGCCACCTAAGGGTTTCTTAGATGTGCCTGGTCACGATGAAGAATCACTTAACAGATTAGGAGAATATATTGCAGAAGAGACACGACGCAATCCTAATTTCATTCCTATACTAAGTAGCAGAGATGCAAGCACTACAGCGAAGTTTGTGCCTGTTATGCCTAACATGGATGAGTTGATGATGCTGCCTTACATGGACAGGATTAACAACGACATAAACGCATCGTATGGCGTTATGCCGTTAGTTGTCGGACAGATGCAAGGAGTAGGTGGACTTAATTCAGAAGGTGAGCAGATTACAATATTTGACAGAACTATACGAGAAACGCAGATGTGTGTAGAGATGGGTTTCTTTAAACGTCTGTTAAAAATTATGGGAATAGATTCTTGGAAAATAAAATTTAAAGATATTAATGAGCGTGATGAGACTAAGTATCTAAACAATATGAACTTAAAAGCACAGATAATTACACAGATGCAGAACGTAGGTGTAGAGATGGACTTAGATTCTGACGGTAATTTACAGCTACCACAATCTCCAGAGGTGGTGCGTCAGGATTTTCGAAACAGTACACAGGAGTCGCAGGAGGCCGAGGAGCTAAAAGAACATCTGGATACATGGAATCGGCAGCTCGAGAACTACGAGGAGTCCTTATACAAGAACTTAAGCAACTAGAAAAAATACGTACTTACGACGAATTACGCACACAAATAGATGAAATTGCAATTATGTTAGCAAAGCGTATGCGTGATGCAATTATGGATGACATGGATTCTGCATATAAAAATGGATATCAATCAGCATATGGCGAGATAAAAGGCATTAGAAAAACGGCAGCAAAGGCGCCAGACATGAGTGCTGCAGATTTAGATTTACTTGAGATATTAAAAACAGAAGGAGCTTTATACAATGCTTATAATCAATTTCAAAATATATTAGTGCAAAAATTAAATCAGGCTATTACAGCAGGTATTGCACAAAATAGTACAATACCGCAGATAGTACAAAATATGCGTCAAGTAGGTATTGGCGAAACGTACAAGCTTACAAGAATAGCAAGAACAGAAATTAATCAAATAGCTAATGAGGGTAGATTACGTGGTTATAAAATAGCAGAGCAGCGTATGGGTGAACAATTTAAATATCGTTTATTAGTAGGTAGAGACCAACGCGTTTGTCCTGCACATAAAGAATTAGCAAGACGTATGCCTAAAGAAGGAATGTTTTTAGGCGATTTAATTATGTTACAACAAGAAGTAGGAGCTAAATATAGAATGAACTTAAGAGGACATTCTTTATTGCATCCTAATCAAAGAACACAATTAGTGAGGATAGTATGAGTAGGATGCCAAAACATATTAAAATACATATATGTAATGCTAAGTACGGTCATCACGGCAACGGGAAAAAGAAAGATGAGCAAACAGTGTAAGAAATGTTTAAGAGGAGCAATGACAGTCCATATAGCGGCTAACGGATTTTGTGAAGAGTGTGAAACAGAAAGAGCTTGGAAAAATGCAGACAGGCAAACTATACTTGCAGCACAAAAAAAGCAACGTATGGATTACTATGAAAAAGCACAAAAGTATATAGACAAAAAGTGGAAAGAGAAGTATGGTGACGACCACATAGAAAACGTTAAAATGTATAAAAAATGAGTCACGGAGTTAGGATTAAAAAAAATGAAGCTGTCGAAAAGTTTTTTAAACAGTTAAATCGAAACGCTTGGGATGCTACTAATGAAGGCATGTACAATACTGCAGATGCTATCATGACTGAAACTGTAAATAATTTACGCAAAGGTTACAAAGACTCTACTCATGGTAAAGACGGCGGTGCGTTTGACAGAGGTTTATTAGCAGGTTCATTTCGAGAAGTAAAAAGAACTGTTGGTAAAATGACTGTAGGTAGTCGGACTCCTTATGCTGCACATGTTGAATTTGGCACTGGTCCAGCAGCGGGCAAAAAACCTTACAGGCCGCCTCCAGAATCTACTTTAGGTTCATGGTCACGACGCCATAATAAAGAAGAGGGAGAGGTATTGGATAGCATCATGAAGTTTGGTACACAACCTCGTAGATTTTTAGGTAGAGCAGTACAAACTAAAAAAGTTATATTGCCTGAGCAAATTGCAGAAAGTTTAGCAAAAGCATTATCTGAAGCTGCAGGCAAAAATATAGCAGTTACAAAGCGATAACGCATTACGCACAAAAATAAAAAAAAATTGTGCGTAATTCGCAACCCGAGTAAATATTTTTCTTTTTATATCGGTTTATTTGTGTGTAATTCGTGGCAGACGACAGTAACACAGGTTGGAAAGTCTACCGACCTGAGTGGTATAATGACAGAGTAATGGAGACATATATCTCCGCTCCTATCGTCGATAAACAGAACGATATGATACCCACAGATACTATCAAAGAAGCTATGGATTTTTACATGCGCTACGGCGTATATTCATACCGTCATGAGGAAATGCCAATTGGACTTCCCCTGGCTTACAAAATAAAAGACGGTAAAGTTAAGATTAGAGTAGGCATACACAGTAAAATCGGCATGCACGACAAAGTGTGGGGCGAGATTAAGGAGTACGGTCATACAGGAGCAAGTAGCATACGTGGTGAAGCCACAAAACAAGAGAAAGTTTGTCAATCAGAAAACGACTGCCACAATCGTATAAGCGAACTTTCTCTTTGGAGCATATCTTGGGTTGGTGATAATCCTGCCAACCCAGAGGCAAAAGTCACAGATGTTGCAATGGTCAAATCTAAAAGTGTACAAGTTACACTTGATGAGATAGAAGGCATGGTAGAGAAAATCATAGAGCGTAAAAAAGGCAAATACTGTTTGTACGCTAAAAAGGACCGAAAGCTTCTGGGCTGCCATGATACTAAAGCAGGAGCTATAAGGCAAGAAAGGGCCATACAAGCAAGAAGATACAGTAAATCTGATATACTTGATGAGATAGTATCTAAAGTAGAAAAATACAAGATTCCAAATGGCGTTAGAGAAGAAGCGCTAGCTGGTAGAGAACTACGTAAGAAGTTTGGATATGGTGGCGGTAAAGTTACAAAAGCAATAAATGCACACTTGATAAATAAAAAATATGTATCATATAGTATGGCAATGAAGATTCATAAGTACTATAGAAGACATGAAAAGGTAGACCCTAAAGGTAAAAACTTTGATAATAAAAAAAGACCTAGTAAGGGTTTAATTATGTGGAAAATGATGGGCGGTAACGCAGGTCAGAGTTGGAGTAAAAGTTTACAAGAAAAAGTCAAGGCAGAACCATGCTGGTCAGGTTATGAGATGGTAGGATTTAAGAATGAAGGCGGTAAACGTGTGCCTAATTGTGTACCTGTAAGTAAAGCAGACGACCCAAAAACTCCAGCAAAGCCAAGCGAAAGAAGAAGAGGCAGTACTAGAAATCCAAAAGGCACTGCTAGTGGGCAGCGTGGTGGTATTAAGTTAAGTGAAGCAAATATCAAAACGCTTAAGAATTATATTAAAGAACATAATGAGAAAGTAGGCGATGCAAAAGGTAAGAAAGCAAATCTAGGCGCATTAAAAGCTGTATTTCGTAGAGGTGCAGGTGCATTTTCTACAAGTCATAGACCTAGTGTAAGTAGTAGAGACCAATGGGCATTGGGTAGAGTCAAAGCATTTTTAAGATTACTAAGTTCTGGTAAGCCATCTAATCCTAAATATACTACAGATTACGATTTATTACCAAAAGAACACCCTAAATCTACAAAGAAATCTAAAGCAGAATCCGTAAAAGTTAAACCACCTAAAGGTTATCACTGGATGCAGACTACAAACGGCCCTATGTTAATGGAAGGTGATTACGAACCTCATGATGGTGCAGTAGAAATGTTTGAATTTGACATATTAGAAAGTCATGAAGATAAAAGAGTTGTAAAAGCAGAGTATCAAGGTCGCAAAGTAGAGCTTAACAAACCACGAAGGTTGTCTGGAGAAAACAAAAAGTTTGGAGTTTATGTCAAAAACGATAAAGGCAATGTAGTGCAAGTTAAGTTTGGCGACCCTAACTTAGACATAAAACGTGATGACCCAGAAAGGCGTAGAAACTTTAGAGCTAGACATAACTGTGACAATCCAGGTCCGAAACACAAGGCAAGATATTGGTCTTGCAGAATGTGGAGTTCTAAAAACGTGTCTGATATAGTAGGCAAAGCAGAGTGTCCCCCAGTAATAAAAACTGAAAGACTTAAAAAAACAAATAAACATTTAGATGACATAATGCGAATGATTAAGTTTGGTGCATTTTTACAAAAGAAACCTAAAGATGATGATAAGCCTTCTGGTAGACAACCGCCTGGCACATGGATGTCCAGATGTAAACTAGCTGCTAGAAAATTAAGTGGTTTTGCAGGCAACAAAATTACTGGACCACGTAAAATAATAAGAGATGAATCTGCATGGTGTGCAGAATTGTGGAGAAATCCAGGTAAATTTAGCAAACCTTACAAAAGACCCGACGGCACTTCTGGTATGACAAGCGGAATGAAACTTAGAGATGCAGTTGGTAGGGCTAATTTCAATCCTGGTAAAAAATAACCCGAGTATTTTTAATTGTTTATATAGGCTATTGCAAATAACAAAGACATGAGCGCATGCAGTTGTGGAGGCACACATGAGGCACCTACCGAATCAGAAGAGGTAGTAGAGGCTGAAAAAAGTGAAGCCTTAGAAGAGCCAGTTATGGAATCTGATTTAGATAAATCAGAGGAATTATACAAAGATATGGAAGCCACTCTCGGAAAACTTAAGGAAGTCATGGCCTATCTTGAAGAAATGAAAGACGAAAAAATGGACATGGAAGAAAAACAAGAAGAAGAGGAAGAAGAAGAGGAAGAAGAAGAAGAAGAGAAGATGGACGAAGAAAAACAAGAAGAAGAAGAAGAAGAGGAAGAAGAAGAGGAAGAAGAAGAAAAAGGACACTACAAAGAAAAAGCCTCTATTGATGAACTTCACAAATCACTTACAACATTAAAGAAATACGGTATTAACGTATATTCAGGTAGCAGGAAAACTCCAGCACCAAAGAAAATTGACGCTCCCGCAGTTAATGAAAAAACCGATTGGTTTAACTTCTCCAAATCATTGGATGAAGTTGCATACATGAAAGGAGAGGAAACAAAAATATGAGCACAGAAACAAGTTTCGAGGACTATGTTAACGCTTATTACGGCGGGACATTAGGTATCTCAAAAAGATATGGAATAGAAAAATCCGACGACATGACTACTTCAAACACTGAGTATTTCAATGTCATGTTCGGAGCATCAGTATTTAATCAATTAAATACCAAGTCAGAAGTATTCAAGCTTCTAAACAAAGCAGGTTGGACACAATCTGGTTGGAGAGTATTGACCCAAAGACACGCAAACACTGTTGGTAAAGCAGAAGGCGATGCACTAGGTACAACTGACCACCCAGAACTCAAAGAAATGAGTGCAACCATCAAAGAAGTTACAACTCGCTGGGACACAACAACCAGAGCAGAGTTACTATCTGACGCAGATGACGGTATCAAAGGTCTAGCAGCTTTCTTGAGAAAAGAAAACGGAGAAGCACACGCTTTCTTCCTAGACAAACAATTACTAGCTTCAGTTAACACATCTGCATCACCAGATAATGTTGCACAAGATGATTCTAACAACAACATGGAATCTATTGATAAAATGACCACTTCATCCACAGCAGTTGGACTAGACAGTGACATTCCAAATCACATAGAAGATATGTATTTAGTAGACAGAAGTGCAGTAGGATTCACAGAGTGGATGCAGCCAGCAGCTTGTATTCAAAACCCAAGTGCGGCAGGAAGTGTTCGTGGATTAGATTTAGATGATTTAGATACATTAATCAGGTCTTGTTTAGAAAATGGAGCAAACTATCAAGATTTGTTCTTCTTAACTGGACATGATACATTATACAATCTAAAAAGCAAACTATCTACATTAACAAACAGTCTAGGACAATTCGATGTCAGACAGCAAGGAGCAGCTTCAGTAAACGGAGTAGCTGGTCAAGCAGGTTTGAACTTTGATACTCGTGTAGGATACTATGACGGAATACCAATTTTCGTATCACAACACGTTACAAAAGACACAGCATCTAAGATTTACTTGTTAGACAGAACTGCAATGGAACTAAGAGTTGCAGCACCAACAACTTATGTTGCTAACGAGAACTTAGCTGTAACCAACGCATTGAAGAAGCAATATGCTTTCATCACTGCTGGTGAGTTAATTGTTTACAGATTTAATACAAGCGGAAAGATAACTGACTTAGACCTGTCATAGATGAGGTATCTTAAATGGCAAAATTTAGGAATCTCAACCCCACTGGCGTTACTGTTGGCAGGCGTCATGGGGGCAGGTTATTTGTTGGCAAAAGACAAGTCATTGAAGTCGAGGAACCTGAGTTTATTGAAAGATTACAAGCTCGGGGAGACTTCGAAGAAGTTAAAGACGTTGTTGAACACAAGGCTGGTGCAGGGATTAAGACTAACGTCAGGAAGCCTAAATCTAGCAGCAAACCTGCTAGAAAGTCCAAGCCCAAAAAAGAAGTAAAGCCTAAAAAGCCCAAAGGACTTAAGAAGTCTAAGAGGGCTGACTAATGGCAAACGTTGAAACAAAAACAAGAAGTTCGACAACACAGCAATCGCTGTTGGTAAAGAATGGCGCAGCAGTAACTCTTTCGGGAAGTGCTGCTGTTGTTCTTAGTGAAATAAATGCAACTGCATTTGAACGAGCTACTATACAAATAAAACATGGACTAAGCGGTGGTGATACTAATACTATTACGGCTAAGGTCTTTGGTAGTTTGTATGATGCGGCAGGTACAGTAGGTGGTAGTAATTGGACTCAGATTGGTGATGACATTACTATTACAAATGCTTCTAATGCTTTAAAATCTATATCAACAACGGGGCTACGTAAGTTAGGCGTTACAATGACAGTTGCAGGTGGAGGAACTCCTGATTATACTGCTGAGTTTTGTAACATGTTCTTGCAGGGGACCATTTAGTGAATGGCTTCTCCTATATACTCTGAAATTGTCTTAGTAAGTGAGGTGGCCTGATGGCTACATCTACAGGCAGTGGAGACTACGATGTTGTAGTTGGCCCGTATAATGCTAACG